AATTCATTATTGGCAATCTTCTGAGATGTCCAGATCTTCAAAAGGTTACTCATGGCTTTGCTTTGATGTATCGATTGATTGAGTTTTACGAGTTTGAAACTTCCAATCAAGATATGACAATTGAATGCACCTACTCAGATCTATCATCACAGATGGGAGTAACTGATCGAATGATAACAAAATCTATTGATCAGCTTTGCGAGCTCGGCTTGATCCAAAAGAAAAAGAAGATCAGCAAAACACAATTCACAATCATGCCTAAAGTGGTGAATAGATACTGGATGAAGACATCAGAATTCAAAATGATGATTGCAAGCTCGGTAAATGTGGATTATACCAAAAACACTACAATCGAAACTACTGAAAACAGTATAATCGAAACTACCAAAAACACTACAATCGAAACTACTGAAAACACTACAATCGAAACTACTGAAAACACTACAATCGACATACCAAAAACACTACAATCATATATATATGAAACTAATGAAACTAATTATGAAATAAAAGAAAACTACGTAAAAGAAAAGACGAGCTCAAAAAGAGAAGCGTGGTCGCTGATTGAAAATAAAATGAAATTCAAGGACGGCCGTCTTGTGGCTGATTTTCAAGATGCACCTGTTGAATGGTCAAATCGCAATGATGGTACATGCTACTCATTGCTAGATGTAAATCAGCACGACAAAGAACGATCAAAGATCAATGCCATATCCAGGCAATTGGCAAGCTGCTATTTTACAGAACAGCATAAAGCCATGTATCGAGAAAACTTTAAAGGCAATATGCTATCACAAGATCAAAAAGATGCTCTTGGATCAATGGCTAAAGATCAAGATAAAAAGATATTTATCACTGGATCAGCAGGTAGTGGAAAAACTCATCTCATGGTTGGCTTGCTAAAGCATATCATCGCAAATCGACATTTTGCCAATCGTCTTCATGGTGTCGGTCGGTTTTTCTATGGAACACTAGATCAGCTCGATCGATGGAGAAAATCAGAATATGATAAGGCCAAAGCTGAGAATAAGCCAATCCCATCTGTGTCTGATCTTTTGTCAAAGATGGATGTCATCTGCATCGATGATTTTAGTGCATCAAGAATGAATTCTGTATTTGAGCTCACAATCGATCAGTTTATTGATTTAGCAAACTCTTTCAATGGATGCATGATTTTAGCATCTAGGAATGATTTAAATGGCTTGCCTATACCATCACAGCCAAAGAGCGATTTAAATCGATTTAAAGCATGTTTTTCTAACACAACAATCTCACTCTCAAAAAGGTAAATAAAATGAATTTAGACTTTTTAAAAGATCGTCCACTTGTTGCCAATGTCAGCGGTGGCAAAGACTCAACAGCTATGGCTTTATATCTCATGGATCTAGGTTTAGATTTTGATCCAATCTTTTGCGATACTGGTTGGGAACATCAAGATACATATGCATATCTTGACTATCTCGAAAGTGTTGTACTCAAAAAGCCAATTCGTAGGATCAAGAATGAAAAGTTTTTCAAGACTGATCAAGGCGGTTATCAAGAGATGGTCAAGCACACAACATTTTTCCCATCAGGTATGCTCAGAACTTGCACCCTTCAGTTAAAAGTAGATCCTCAATTGGCTTATATGGATGAAGTGAGAGCATTGCATCATAAGAAGCCTGTCAGTGCTGTTGGCATCAGAAAAGATGAGAGTCAAGCAAGATCAACACTTGATGAATTTGAAGAGAAAGACGAGAGCACAATTTGGAGACCTCTTATCGATTGGAAGGTGGCTGATGTCGTTGCTATTCATAAGCGTTTCAATGTTGCTCCCAATCCACTCTATACACGAGGCTTTTCAAGAGTTGGATGTTTCCCATGCATCTTCTCAAGAAAATCAGAAATCAAACATGCTTATCATGAATCACCTGAACGATTTGATCAAATCAGAAAGCTTGAACAAGAGGTTAAACAGATTGCCAAAGACAAAGGCAAGAAAGAAGCTCAATACTCTTTCTTCAAGAGAGGACCAGTTGATGAAGTGCTTGAATGGGCTCTCAAGAATGATGATCAGCTTGAGCTTTTTGAGGAGGAGTATTTGAGCGGTTGCCTTACTTGGGGGCTATGTGATTCAGGTCTATCAAAGAAAGTTATCTCTGAAATGGATTATGAAAAGTTGAAATAAATTTATCTCCATCTGTGTTTAAGGTTATCCGCTCCACCTCTTTGAAGTGAATTTGTTGATGCGAAGCACCTTGAGCGGAACTAATCTCAGCCTCTTTTTTTCAGTGAAGAAACTTGTAAAATACTAAACTCAAATCGAGGCTGATCTATCTGAAATAATTTTTGCTTGTTGTGTGTTTAATATTTGCCAGCCTTCATCGTTGATGTTGAGATTTTTTTTACCTTGTTTTTGCTGGCACTATTCTAAATCTTAAAAATATCAATACCGTTGGCTCTCAAATACTCTTCACCTGTGGAGATCCACCTATTATCTCGATCTTCATAAATAACTGATTTGATACCAGCATGATGAATTAACTTAGCACACATTAAACAAGGTGGAGCGGTGACATAGATTGAGCATCCATCTGTTGCAATCCCATTTCTAGCAGCATTCGCAATTGCATTAAATTCAGCATGGTGGCAACCAACTTGGCTTTCTGATCCACTAGCTATCTTACATCTATCTCTCAGACAATCAGCACCTCCACAAAGGCCGCTTTGCTTGCGAGCAATTCCATTGAAAGATGAGATGATGGGCACATCACCTTTGACTATCACCGCTCCAACCTTTGCTCGACTACATGGTGAAAGACCAGCCATGATTTCAGCCATGCTCAAAAATGCTTTATCTTTAGCACTCATAGCAATCGTCCTCTTTGGATGCAAGACAAGCAATCTCAGAAGCAAGCTTGATGATCGCTTTAGATCTCTTTCCACACTTGCCTTTATTGCCTACAGCATAGCGACCCAAAGCGAGACAAACATCACCTTGACTCGTTGTCAACCATGTTTGATATGCCTTGATACCATACTCAATCTCATCGCAACCTTGACAATCAACAAATTGCTTTTTAACTTGCATGATACCTTCAGCACCTGCAGATGATACAAGGCCTCTCTCAAACTTGCTCTCATAGAAAGCAATCGCAATCATCAAGTTAGGATCAACTCCCATTCTCTCAGCCGTTGATGCAACTTGCTGGCAAGCTCTCATCCTGCTTGGGATTGACTTAGCAACGATCTTCTCCCAGCCTAAATCTTGCTTGACTTGATTGGGATTAAAGATCATTCCCATCACAAGCCAACATACATCAAAAAAGCTATTCATCTTCGCTCTCGTCTTTGGTGATATCATCCCAACTCTCATCATAAGAAATATCATCGTATGATAGGATGATCGCATTTTGATCAAGGATTGCTCGGCACTTTTTGCAATAGTGGTACTCAATACTTGATCCAGCTAAGGTTGAGTTTATTTCATTGTGGCATCTTAGGCATTGCATCGATAAGCTCCATGGTCTTTGGAAAAATGGTTGATGCGATAGTATACACAGCTTTTGCAAATTCTTGCATTTCAAATTGAGAATGATGGTCAAGACGAAGCTTTAAAAAGTGCATGATCGCCTGAGTACTAGCAGACCAGATGCATTCACTATAAATCCCAACGGGCAAGATCATTCTCGCTTGCTCTCTACATACTCCCAAATCAAGCAATCTTAGATAATTGTAGTAGGCTACTTGATAGCCTTGAGCAAGCAAAGTTAAAGCCTCGTCCTCTCGATTGTCATCAAGGTAGCCACTTGATCCTTGCTTGTTTTTAGTATCTTGCAATCTGAAATGATCAGGATAAAAAAAGCTCTCTTCAATCTTGGTGTATCGTGCTGATTGCTCATTCCAGGCACAGCCAACTTGGTGTTTCATCCATTGCCTTAAAATGAAGATTGGTGCTTTAATTCTAAACTTGATATTGCCATGTCTAAAGGGAGATGAATGATCATGATCCCAAAGGTATCGCAAAAGCTTTTCATCCCGATCAGTCCATTCATCACTTGCTCCAGCATAAGAGACACGAGCGGCGTTCACTATTGCCAAATCGTTTCCCATGTGGTCAACCAATTCAACAAAACCATCTGATACATTTATCTTCATCTTTTCTCCTAGAAAATTATTATATAATATTATATAATATTATACTTTCATGTGTTTATATAACACAAAGCAGGAGACAAAATTTATGTTAAATATCAAACTCATCAACAGGCTGATTTGCCTTGAGCAAGTAGTTGATGCCATGTTCAAAGACGATGCATCTGATATCGCTGGAGCTCTAAAAGTATGTATCAATATCATATTTGGCGATATGGTAGCAGATCATAACAATGCAATGGAGCAACAATATTTCTCAGATAAAGAGGTTGAAGAAAAGATCGCTGATCTATCTAAAGCCAAAATCTCAACAGACCATATCAAGCAAATTAAAAACTTGTACAAACAACTAAAGGATAAAAAAGATGCTTAATCGATTTACACTTATCGGACGCCTTGGCAACGATCCACAACTCAAAAGCTTTGGCGATAAAGAAGTTGTCAACTTTTCCGTTGCCTATAGTGAAAAGGTAAAGGGAGAAGAAAAAACAACTTGGTTTAATTGTGAGATGTGGGGCAACTTTGCGAAGATCGTTCAGAGTCAAGCAAAGAAAGGCGATAAGATCACCGTTATTGGTCGCATCGTTATCAACGAACATGAAGGCAAGCAATATATTAAAGTGATTGCCTCTGAGGTTGTATTTCTATGATGAAGCCTAAAGATCGCAAATCGATTTTAAGTCTATATGTATCAACTAAGCTGATCAGCCTACTAGACACAATCAGCGATAGACATTCAGTTAAGATTTCTAAGTTGGCTGAAAAGATATTGCTTGACGGTCTCCAAAGAGATGAGATTGATCTTGCTCTTGAAATCGATGATGATGATGCTATTGAGAAAATCACAACTAAGATCATCAGAAAGCTAGATCATGGCAAAGACTAAAACCACCGATAAGACCGTTAAAAATGATATAGTTGATTCTAAAGCTGGCAAAAATAGCACAGCACTATCAAAAAAGCCACAAGAGGATAAATCTGAAATCGCAAGACAAAAAAGGCTGATATCAATTGAACAGGTGCTTGAGTTTATCTCTCAAGGTCTTTCTCAAGGCGATGCTCTTTCTCTTGTTGGTGTTGCATACAGTACTTGGAATGGCTGGATGAAGAGTGATCCTGAATTGGTGGCTGATATCAAGCGAGCTGAAATCTCTCTAAAGATCAAGCATCTTCAGAATATCCAGCGACATTCAGAGAACGATGTTAGAGCATCTCAATGGTTACTCGCTCGTAAATTCCCTTCTGAGTTTGGAGAGAAGCAAACAATCGATATGAATTCAAAAAGCGATGATAGCAAGGTGATCATCAATGTGATCCAACAGGTGCAAAAAGAGAAGCATGCTCAAACGATAGAGATCAAGCATGAGCTCCCAAATGAGAATGATCATGGCACAGACGAAGAAGATTGATATTGAGCTCAAACTCAATCCCTTGCAAATCGATCTAGTTGATCGATTGATTTACTCTGATGATGCTTTCATTGCCGTTAGAGCAGGTTGGGGCAGTGGCAAGACTTCAGCTTTAGTTTTTGCTTTGTGGACTTGGTCAAGCATCCATCCCAATAAGTCATCTTTACTAGTCACTGATACAGCTCCTCGATATAGATCGGTGCTTGGTCCTGAGCTTGAGAAGTGGCTTGCTCCTTATGGTTGGGTCTATCATCAGCAAGATGGCAAGTGGCTTGCTCCAAATGGTCATGTTGTTTGGTGCAGATCCTACTTTAGACCAGGGACAAGAGATGCAACACATAATCCACTTGAAGGCCTCAACATAACTTCAGGTCTTGCATTGATTGATGAGTGTCAAACTCTATCTGAAGAAGTAGCACAAAAGACGCTTGGCCGTCTTAGATCAGGTCCATCGCCTAAACTCATCATGGTAGGCTTGCCTGTATGGGATGCTTGGTGGGTGAGTTTTGCTGAGAAGGCTGGATGCACTCCAATCTTTTATGCAAGCCATGTCAACAAAGCCAACCTATCTGAAGCTTGGTTTGATGCTGTCAACAACTTGCCTGAAAGAGAAAGGCTTGCGATGGTTGAAGGTCTACCTCAATCGCCTTCAGGTCTTATTTATAGCGAGTTTAATGCATCTACTCATATCGTGAGAGGTTGGGAATATAATCAAGAGTTTAGTTCTAGGATTGCGATTGACTTTGGCTTTAGAAAACCATCAGTCTTGATCTTAACCTTTGATCCTAAACTTAATGCAGATATCATCACAGCTGAGATCAATCCTCAAGAAATAAAGCTTTCTGATTTAGCATCTCAGATTTTACAGATTGCTTGTCCTAGAGAACTAGCCTCAAAATATCCCAATCGTATTTTATTAGATGCTGCTAGTGGTGATAAGGCTGGAGCGGCTAGAAATGATCAGACGGCCTTGAGTGCTTTTAAGGTCTTGAAGAATGCACCTGAGGATGGTGGCATAGGAATGGCTTTTAGATGGTGCACTGATCCCGTCAAGACTGATGTCATGAATGGAATTATGAGAGTAAAAGCATTGCTAGAAGACAAGCGAATTTTAATCAAAGATACTGTTTGGGATGAAGGGATGAACAGTCGTGGAAACTCAATCAGAAAAGCGATCTTGTCTTATGCTTGGGATGGCAAAGAAGCACCTAAAAAAGACGGTCAAGAAGATCCACTAGATGCATTGAGATACGATGTGATCAATTGGAATTGGCGAGACAGTGGCTCGGTATCAGTCAGCATAAAAGCAGTATCTAAAAAATATGCAAATATTCATAACTCATCAACACCTAAAGCCAATCGATTTTAAGAGGCACTGATGCAAGACAAATTCAAGAAGATCACTGATGATCTAGCACAAATCTTATCTGCCAAAGATGAAGCCTATGGCAACGCCTTTGACAAGACAACTCAAATTCTATCTTTGCTTTATCCCAATGGGATTAAGGTTGAGCAATACAAAGACCTTCATGTCATCATTCGTATGCTTGATAAAATCTCAAGAATTGCAAGAGATAATGATCCAATGGGAGAATCGCCTTATATGGACATAGCAGGCTATTCTATTCTTTCACTTGCTAGGAATGACAAATGCTAGAAGAAAACAAGATACATTTAGGCGATTGCCTTGACCTGATGCCATCAATCCCATCGAAGTCGGTTGATATGATCCTTTGCGATTTGCCTTATGGGACAACGGCTTGCGAGTGGGATTCTATCATTGACATGTCTAAACTTTGGCAAGAGTATGAACGAGTTATCAAGGATAATGGGGCGATTGTTTTGACGGCTTGCAATATATTCACATTTCAATTATGGCAAAGCAATTCGTCGCTTTTTAGATACCGATGGATTTGGGAAAAAAACCTATCAACCAATTTTCTTCATGCAAAGCACATGCCTTTGAAAAATTTTGAAGATGTTTTGATCTTTTACAAGAAGCTCCCAACATATAATCCTATAAGCTTTCGATTTGGCAAAGATGGGAAAAGAAAAGCATCAAATAAAGAATATGAGCAATGGACACAAAAGAGAACAGATAGCAAAGTTAATGCAAATCGTCTACCTACCAGCATATTATCTTTTGATTGTGAATCACGAATTGATTCAATCCATCCAACCCAAAAGCCCGTTGCCCTCTTTGAATACCTAATCAAAACCTACACAAACGAGAACGAACTAGTCTTAGATAATTGCTCAGGTAGCGGTACAACAGCCATAGCTTGCATGAATACCAATCGCCGTTTCATTTGCATTGAGAGGGATGAAACCTATCACCGCAAGTCAATTGAACGAATGAATAACCATGAACCACTGTTTCACTTGGGGGATAAATGCTAAAAGAAAACACGATACACTTGGGGGACTGTTTAGACCTTATGCCCTCTATCCCTAGCAAGTCCGTTGACATGATCCTATGTGACTTGCCTTATGGTACAACGGCTTGCGAATGGGATTCTATTATTGACATGGGCAGGCTTTGGACTGAGTATGAACGAGTGATTAAGGATAATGGTGCTATTGTTTTGACGGCTAACGCTAAATTTACTTTTCTTTTAGGTGCATCAAATATCAAGTTGCTTAGATATAAATGGGTGTGGATGAAAACTAGAAAAACTATGTTTTTACAAGCAAATAAGATGCCATTAAGACAACATGAAGATGTATTAATTTTTTACAAATCGTTGCCAACATATAACCCTCAAAAAGAACCTTGTGAACCTAAAAAAACATTGCATAAAAAATCAACAGTCAAAGATAATCAAACATGGAATAAAAACCTTATTCGCATAGAAACAAATAACGAGGGTTTAACGTATCCCAGCGATTTGTTATCACTTGATGATATTGAAAAAACAACTCACCCAACACAAAAGCCAGTAGCCTTGTTTGAGTACCTAATCAAAACCTACTCCAATGAAGGCGAATTGATCCTAGATAATTGTAGTGGTAGCGGTACAACGGCAATCGCTTGCATGAATACCAATAGAAGGTTTATTTGCATTGAGAGGGATGAAACCTATCACCGCAAGAGCATTGAGAGAATGAACAACCATGAACCACTATTCCATTTGGGGGATAAATGCTAGAAGAAAACAAGATACATTTAGGCGATTGCCTTGACCTGATGCCATCAATCCCATCGAAGTCGGTTGATATGATCCTTTGCGACTTGCCTTATGGTACAACGGCTTGCGAATGGGATTCTATTATCCCTTTAAATAGGTTATGGGCTGAGTATGAACGAGTAATCAAAGACAATGGTAACATCGTTTTAACTGCTCAAGGTATGTTCTGTGCTGAGTTAATGTGTTATAGGAAAACTTGGTTTAACCATGATTATGTGTGGATAAAGAACCAACATTCAAACTTTGCCTTAGCAGGCATACAGCCCTTAAGAATTTTTGAAAATGTGCTAGTTTTTAGACCACCAAGAAAAGACGATATAGAGAGAGCATTTAACAAAGAACTGAGAGCATATTTCAAGCAAGTAAATGAGTTCATAGGTATCTCTAAAAAACAAATCATTGATAAAATAGGTCAATCCGCAGATCATTGTTTCCGCTATGCCTCTTCTCAATTTGATCTATGTACAAAAGAAACCTATGATCAATTGATTGAATGTTTCAAGATTGATCAGATGCCGGGCTTTTTGAACTTTGAAACTTTGCAATCTATGAACCCCCCTTTTACTTTTAACTTTGATGATCGTGTAAAAAGTACAAAGCAAGCAAAGAACAATGATTTCAATAGGCAAATGTACGGTGACAAAACAAATCAAAAGTACAAAGAACACATAAGCAAAGCCTATGTTAACTATCCTAGAAATGCACTCTATTTTGATGTTGAAAGAGGATTACATCCTACTCAAAAACCACTAGCCTTATTTGAATATTTAATAAGAACCTATACCAATGAGAACGAACTAGTCTTAGATAATTGCAGTGGATCAGGTACAACGGCCATCGCGTGCATGAATACCAATAGAAGGTTTATTTGCATTGAGAGGGATGAAACCTATCACAAGAAGAGCATTGAACGAATAGGCAACCACGAGCCACTATTTCACTTAGGAGCAACATGAAAGGCAATGCACTTTTAGCAAGGTTGGCGATTGATAGCATCATCATGGATTTTTTCATCCCATTGGATGCAATCTATCAACTCACAGATCAAGCGATCATCGATAGGCTTAGAGAGCTGGAGCATTCCTATCAAGGTAAAATCAAAGAGGCTAAATTGTTTATGCATAAAATGGAGATGATATGATGCAGAAAAAGCAAAAGATGATGCAATTCTTTGGCAATGATTTAGATGCTAGATTGTGCATGATTGAGGATATGATCGAGAGAGGCGAGGTTTATCAAGGCTATTCTAGTAAATATACAAAATCACAAAAGAACATTCAATCAAAGAGAATCAGAGATGCAGATCTTATCAAGGCTGTCTCATCAGATAAAACTTGGAAAGAAATTGCTTGTGAGCTAGGCGTGACCATTTCAGCCGTTAGATTTAAATGCGATCAACTTGGGATTAAAAAAGAGAAATTACATCGACATACTAAGAGATTGAAGCACTGATCTTCTTGATCTTCTCTTCAACTCTATCAAGGCGATCAGCTAGATCATCATCGCCAACTTGAATCCTAGCTTGATCTTTTGCTTGTGCATCAATCTTGCTTTCTAAAACATTGATCTTCTTCTCAATCTCTTTTCTTTCAAAGTCGCAAACCAAAGCATGATCTTTATCTTCTCGTTCTTTCTTTTGCATCTTTTGAAACATAAGCACGATCAAGATGATGAGTGCTAAAGGTGTATTGTCTTTGGTGATCTTCATGAGTTGCTCAAATTGATTGATCTCAGGTGGCAATTCAACAAGTGAGTGAGTAGGCTGGATAGGTTGAGCTTGTGCAATAATCATCGGCTCGTCTAGTGGTGCTAAAAACATATCTTCTTCTTTCTGATATATAAACTGATCAGGGATCACTTTAATTTTAGTGTCTTTTTTGAGTAGCTTTTCAACTTTCTTTTCTCCATAGTGAATGATCAGTTTAGATCCTTCTTTAAATTCGCAAGCCTCCACCTCGTAAGTGTTGCCTTTAAAATAGATCTTGCCTGTTGTGGTGATAAAAAATTCATCATCGATTATGCACATATTTTCTCTTTCATGTGTTTAAGGTATGGTTTTTTTGAGAGTCGCTAGGTGCTTTTTCTGCTTTGAGCATCTAGCAATTTAAAATTTTATTTGATATAATAGCATTTTATGCAATATGATAAGTTGATATATTCTTTTAGGTGATGTTTATGACGGTTTATCCATATATGACAATGACAAGCTCAACCAAAGAGATGCCATACTTATCGCAAGAACGGCCACACTATCAATCTTATGGTATCAGTGGAACATCCATTCAAGGCGGCTACATCACAGGGAAAGAACAAAACCCAGCTTTATCAGGTCGTTCATGGACGAGAGAAGCTGAAGATATGTTGGCAACTGATCCAATCATCAGACGGTCTTGGAGCTTGGTTAAGCAGACTCTATTGTCAGCAAAATGGGAATTTAAAGCTGGACGAGATGGTGATCAAACAAGTGAAGAGCTTGCACGATTTGCAAACGAGGCTTTTGGCTTTAAGAGTTATCCAGGTATGATGGAGATCAGCTTTGAGGATCAACTAAATTATCTTTTAGAATTCATTCCACATGGCTGGAGATATGCAGAAGAAATTTACTGCGTTGCTAAAGACTCAATAGGCAAAGAGAAAGTATTTTTAAAACGATATGCTGATCGTGAGCCTTCATCTCATCAGCAATGGCTTTCAGTGGATAAACAAAATTTAGATGGTGTTATTCAAATCATGGTTGGCGGTGTTACTCCTGAACCTATTCCAGCATCAAAGCTTTTGCTATTAACTCTCAATCGCACTGGCTCAAATTTTGAAGGTATCGGACTTTTGCGTCCTTGTTGGTGGTGGTGGAAAGAGAAGCAGAGAGCGGCAACACTCATGGCAATTGGCCTTGAGAAATGGGCTGTGCCAACTCCACTGATCAAGGTCGATAGACAAGCGATCGAGCAGATGGGCATCTCAAATGGTGATGTTGATGCGATGGTCAATGAAGCTCAAGCACAAGCTCAAGCCTATGTAGTGCAAGAGCAAAGTTATCTAGTAGAAAATAATATTGTTTCTTTTGATACCTATGGAGGATCATCAGGCTTTGATGCTAGCGGTGCTCTAAAAGTTATTCAAGAATGTGACAATCAAATCTCTCAAGCTTTCATGGCTCAATTTATGAATTTGGGAATTTCCGACAGTGGATCAAGATCAGTCGGTGAAGTGCATCTATCTGTATTCAGAAGAGCATGTATCAATTTTCTTGACTTGGTAGCCAGTGCAATCAGTGGGCAAGATAGACGAGGGGGCGGAACTATTGGCCGTCTTATTCGTTGGAATTATGGAAACATTGAAGCAACTAAATTGCCTCGCTTGGTGCATAGTGGTCTTGATACTGATGCACTTGCTGAAGCTCTTGCTAGCTTGCCTTCATTGGTACAAGCTCAATTATTGACGCCTGATGATGATCTTGAGAGAGCAATCAGACAAAAGATCGGAGCTGGTCAATTGCCAATTGAAGCAACTAGAACGGCTCAAGATCGTGCTGTTGCACAAAATCCAGCTTTAGCTATGGCTGAAAGATTGAGAGCAATCAGATGAATGAAAAGCAAATCTCTTTAGCAAAACAAAGGCTGATGAATAGGCGATTTAATGCTTATCTCAATGCACCTAAAAAGTATGATGGAATAGATTTTACTCCACCTCAAGGGGCAAGAGATGCAGCAATCAGAGCATTAAAGAAACGAGCTGAGCAACCACCTTCAAAGCGTGGGATGACAGCCGTTGGGATTGCAAGAGCAAGAGATTTATCTAACGGCGTTACCTTATCACCTGATACCATTAAAAGAATGGTGGCTTATTTTACTAGACATGAAGTCGACAAGCAAGGCTCAACATGGGCTGAATATGGTAAAGGTCGACAAGCTTGGGATGGTTGGGGCGGTGATGCAGGTTATACTTGGGCAAAGAAAATTTTAGCACAAATGGAGAGAGCTGATGAGAAAGAAAAAGCATTGTCGGAATCTTCCTTGTCGTCCTCCAATCGTACTGACATTAAGATATTTAGAGAAAGAATCAGGTTGGGAGAAATTGCTTTATATCCAGGATCAGACATTAAGGTGCTTTCTGTTGGTAAGGTCAACAGTCGCATCAATGGGAAGACGATTCAAGATGTCACGCCTTCGATCCTTGCTGAGATCGTAAGAGTATTCAAGGCAAGACTCAATGAAGATCCAGTCATCATTGATTGGAATCATCAATCATCTCCCTTTATGGATAACGGGCCAACTGATCCATCTCAATCTATGGCATATGGTGAAATCTCTGATGTATATGTAAAAGATGATGCACTTTATGTAAAACCTCTATATACTCAAGCAGGTCTCGATCTAGTGAAAGCTAGCGAAGGCGTTTTATATCCATCACCTGAATTTTTAGTTGGTGATATTTATGCAAGGGAAGATGATCCAAAGCCAATAGGTTTTGCTCAACTTCAAGCTGTCACCTTGACGGCTAGACCAGCTCAATCTAAAAATAAAATCAGTCGTGTTTTACTCATGGAGAACATAATGAATCCAGAAGAATTAAAGGCTATGACAGCTGATCAACTCGTGGCTTTAGTGCTAGAAAAAGATCAACTCGTCAAGCAACTAGAAGCTCAGTTGGAAGGCGTCAAGTCTGAAAATGATGAGCTCACTAAAGACGAATCAGAAGGCGAAGTCAAAATTTCTCTTGATGGTGAATATGCCAAAAAAGATGAAAAAAAGATGATGGCTGAAGAAGATAAAAAGATGATGGAAGATGAAAAGAAAATGTCTGAAGCCACCGCTTTATCTGAAAAGGCACAAGCCAAACTGATGAACGAGCTACATGCACAAGTGACTTCTTTGTCTGAGCAAGTCAAGACCTTACAAGCTGAAAAGCATCAAGCTGAAAGAAAGCTTGTTGTTGACGGCTTGCTTAACACAGGCAAGATTGCACCTAGTGAAATTTCAGCCGTTGAATCAGCCTATGATATCAAAGATAAGTTTCCTGCTATTTGGCAATCATTCAGTGAAAGAAAAGCAAATCAAGCTATTAACCTTTCTGAAAAGGGACATGCTAGCACCGCTCAAGAGATCAGCTTTATCGATCAAGTGAATGAAATTAAAAAGACAAAAGGCATCACATTTTCAGAAGCCTTAAATGTCATGAAGAACGAACAACCTGATGCTTACATCAAACATTTCAAAGGATAATAATCATGAGCTTAAATAATCATGCTATCTATAAAACCTTTATCGCATCTGCATCTATCACCGCTTTGACCTTGGTTAAACTCGATAGTGATGCAAAAGTAACTCCATGCACCGCGTCAACTGATGTCCCTGTTGGCATTGCTCAACTTGCTGGTGCAAGTGGTGATGCTATCAATGTATGCATCAGCGGCGTTTCTCGTGTTGTTGCTGGTGGTACAATCACAGCTGGAACTAACTTTTTTGTTATGCCCGGTACAGCTGGCAAAGTGTATGCTTATGATGGAGCTGGTGCAAGCACTCAAATCATCGCCGGTCGTTTCTTGCCAAATGTTGCAAATACCGCAGCAAGTGCAAATGAAGAAATCGAAATCCTTTTCAATGTCTCTTTAGGAGTCTAATCAAATGGCTAACTCATCTTATAGCAATATTCATCCAGTCAATGAAATCCTTCGCAACCTTGCCATTGAAGCAATTCCTAGCGATGGACAACTGATCGCTGATCAAGTTATCGAAAATGTTGATGTCAAAGCAATTGGCCCAACAGGGACTCTCTTGATCGAAGAAACACGCAACTTTATGGGATCTCCTGATGTTGATGCACAAAGAGCACCTGGTGCAGATCGTCAACGCATTGGCAACTTTGACCGTTCAAGCACAACCTTCTCCGCAAAGATTTATTCTTTAAGCGATGAAATTGCACTTGAAGATATCAAATATTCACAATATCCAGGCAATGAAGAACAAAGATCATTCCGCAAGGTGCAAAGATCAATGCTCTTAAATCGTGAAACTCGTTTAGCCAATCTCTTGTTTGGTGCTAGCAATTGGGGCTCTTATACCTCCACTCTTGCATCTTTGGCTAGTGGCTCAAATGGTACACAATGGAATCAAGCAGGTGCTGAACCTTTAACTGATCTTCATGCTTTGATCGATGTTATTCGTGCAAATAGTCATGGGATTTTGCCTGATACTTTAGTACTTGGCTATGGTGCTTTAAGATCATTATCTCGCAATGCTGAAGTAAGAGGCTTTTTCACAGCTGGAAGCACTCCATCAGGTACAGCATCAGGCAATCGTTTGATGAAAGATGACATGGTGATTTCCGTTCTCAAAGAAGTCTTAGGCATCCCAAATGTACATGTTGGTCAAGCTCGTAAAGAAACTGCAAACGCCGGCTTAACTTCTTCTGAAGCTCAAGTATGGACTGATGATAGTGTTTTCATGGGTATCATGAAGGGATCAGATGCAATTGCAAATAAGAACGGCGTCAAGGTTATGCCAGTAGCCGCTCTCAATTTTGTATATGAAGGTTATTCTTCAGGTGCTTATGATGATCTCGCTATGACAAAGAGAACCGTTTGGATGGAACACACACATCAAGACAAGGTTATCGCTCAAAATTATGGTTTCCTCTTAACTGATTGTTTAGCTTAATGTTCGTATGCTTAATTGTCCTCATTGCCTTAATTCTATCGATAATTTGGTGCACCTAGCTGAAGCTAGTGATGCAGATCAACAGGCAATAGAGGATATCAGAAAACAATGGATAAATGAACGCAATCCACAAATGAAACTCTTACTTAAAATGAGATTGGATGTCCTCGTTAAAGAGGTTAATTCAGCTAAAACATTTGAGGAAGAGATGAAGAGAGCAACCAATCGATTATATCGTGCAATTGCTGAAATGGTGCAACAAGGTCAAGGACGGATGCTTGTTAGTATGTCACCTGATGAACTTAAATCATTTTTAATCTCAAGTGGCATGGGAGACGCTTTGACATATTTTGAGCGTTCTCAAGTGGACATAGTGGAATTGATCAATAAGGCAACTCTTGCGATTGATCCTGAGTTTAAATCAGCACCTCCCAATCTCATTCAAGCGATTGC